AGAAATAGCAACATTTGTTTACAATTACTTTTTACTTAAAAGAACTGTTGCAAGAACTTTATTTGATCAAAGGTATATCTCTAATTTTACAGAGGAATGGGGAACGTGGTCAGATCAACAAGTTCCAAATACATATTCGCATTACGCAGATCTAGCTATGGAAACTTTGCTTATGAGAACTTTACCTATTATGGAAAAAAAAACAGGACTTAAATTAAACCCAACTTATTCATATGCTAGAATATATAAACCTGGAGATATTTTAGAAAGACACAAAGATAGATTTAGTTGTGAAATATCTACAACTTTAAACCTTGGTGGTGATCCTTGGCCTATACATTTAGAACCTAAAAAGAATGTAGGTATACCAGACGGTAAAAAATTAACAGCTTCTAGTAATAATAAAGGTATTTCAGTTAATCTAAAACCTGGTGATATGTTAGTTTATAGAGGTATGGAATTAGAGCATTGGAGAGAAGAATTTCAAGGTGATAACTGTGCTCAAGTATTTTTACACTATAATGATCAAAAATCCAAAGATGCAGCTCAAAACGTAAATGATCGAAGACCGCATTTAGGACTTCCAAGTTGGTTCAAAAAGTAATATAATCTTTAAATGGGGGCTGTACTCCACCATACCTACAGCCTCCTTTTAAGGATTATTTATGAGTTTAGGATTTGACGCAATATCAGCATTACCTTTCGCTACATCAGGACCCGATAATGCGGTTTCTGTTTCTGTAGCAGCAAACCAATTAACACTTTCTATTGGAAGTGTAGGTATTATAGCAGATGCGGTTACTGAAGACGCTACACCTAATCCATTAACTTTAGGTATTGGTACTTTAACTATTACAGGTAAAGCTAATATAGCTTTAACAGCTAACCCATTAACACTAGGTATTGGTACAATTACAGTTACAGCTGATGCAAATGCAACAGTTACAGCAAATCCATTGACGTTAGCGACTGGAAATGTTACAGTAACGGGAACGGCACTTGTACAACCTAATGGTTCACCATTAACGTTGGCTACAAATGACGTAGGTATAATTACATGGAATGATATCATTCCGGGAGCAAATATGGTTTGGACACCAATAGATCCAAGTTAAAATTATGGCATCAACATTTTCAACAGATTTAAAATTAGAGATAGTAGCAACAGGAGAAAAAGCTGGTCTTTGGGGTACGGTCACAAATACCAATTTACAAATTTTAGAACAAAGCGCTAGTGGTTATCAAGAGATTGATATGGCTGGTGCAAGTGTAACTTTACTTTTATCAGACGGTGCAACATCAAATGGTAAAAACTTTTATTTAAAACTATCTGGAACTTTAGGTGGTGCTAGAACTTTAACAATGCCATCAGGCTCTGAAAGAGTTTGGATTATAAGTGATGAAACAGTTAGAGGCACTGCTAATAATACTTTAGATGTATTAACTGCTAGTGGCACATCTCAACCTGTTCCTCCAGGAGCAAGTTTACTTTGTGTTTCTGATGGTACAAATACAGTTACAAGAATTATTGAAAAAGGTTATGTAACTATAACTGATTCTAATTCTCCTTATACAACAGTTGCAGGAGCACAAATTTTAGCAAATACAACAACCAACCCTATTACAATCACATTACCCACTTCACCATCTACAGGCGATGAAGTTACAGTTATAGATGCAAGAGGAACTTTTGGATCAAATAATTTAACATTTGATAGAAATGGCGAACCTATTAATGGAGTAGCTTCTAATTTAGTTTTAAACACAAATGGTCAAGCTTTGACATTAGTATATGTAGATGCAACAAGAGGCTGGGCTTACAAAACAAACACAGCATAGGAGCTAACAGATGGCTCTTCAACAAATTAAATTTGCGCCAGGTATAGACAGACAAGACACTTCTATTGGTGCTGTCGGTCGATGGGTTGATTCTGATTTAACTAGATTTAGATATGGGCTACCAGAAAAAATAGGTGGTTGGCAATCACTTCTTGCTGATACTATTGTAGGCGTAGTAAGAAAACAATTTGCATTCGTAGATTTAGAAGGAAACAGATACGTTGCATTAGGAACAGATAAATTTTTACTACTTTATTTTGAAGGACAACTTTTTGACATTACACCTTTAAAAGCTGATATTACTGGTGCAACTATTGCAACAGTAGACACTTCAGCAACTTGCACTATTACAACTTCATCAGCACATGGAATGAACGAAGGTGATATAGTTTTATTTGATAGTGTAACTTTACCAGGTGGTACAGGTTATACCGCAGCAGACTTTGAAGATAAAAACTTTCAAGTTATTTCAGTTCCAACACCTACAACTTTTACAATTACACAAAGTTCAAACGCAACAGGAACTGTTGCAACAGGTGGTAGCATAACTTTAAAACCTTATGAACCTGTTGGTCCGGCTGCACAAAACTATGGTTATGGTTTTGGTATTGGAAATTATGGTGGTACTGTTCAAGGTTCTGCAACCACAACTTTAAATGGTGGTATTGTAGCAGCTGATACAACGATTACATTAACTGATGCAAGTTCTTTTCCAACATCAGGCACAGTTTTAATTGGTGATTTTTCTTCTGGTAATTACGCTTCTACTTCAGAATTAGTTACTTATTCAGGTAAAGCTGGAAATGATTTAACAGGGTGTACTAGAAGTACAAATGGAACAACAGCTCCATCTTCTACTGCAACAGGTACAACAGTAAGTAACGCAACAGATTGGGCAGGTTTTGGTAGTGCTGTTGAAGCATCAACGGTTACATTAGAACCAGGCCTTTGGTCATTAAACTCTTTTGGTGAAGTTTTAGTAGCTACAATATTAAATGGTAAAACTTTTACATGGAACGCTGGTGGCGCTAATGCTACAGGTGTTAGAGCATCTACAACAACTTCTGGATTTGAAACAACAAACAATCCAACAGCTACACGAACAACTTTAATATCACCAACAACAAGACACTTAATTCATTTTGGAACTGAAATAACTATTGGTACTCCTGCTACTCAAGATGATATGTTTATTAGATTTTCTGCTGATGAAAGTATTAATGAATATACAGTTCAAGCAACCAATACAGCCGGTTCACAAAGACTTCAAGATGGTACAAAAATTATTGGAGCGTTAGTTGCAAAAGAAAATATTTTGGTATGGACTGACAATGCTTTATATACAATGAAATTTGTAGGTGCACCTTTTACATTTGGCTTTGAACAAGTAGGTACGAACTGTGGTTTAATTGGACAGAATGCTGCTATTGAAATAGATGGTGTTGCATATTGGATGAGTAATAATGGTTTCTTTTCTTTTGATGGTACTGTTAACTCATTACCTTGTTCGGTAGAAGATTATGTTTATGATGATATTGATACAACAAAAGGTCAACAAATAGCTGCAGGAATTAATAACTTGTTTACAGAAGTAACTTGGTGGTATCCAACTTCTAGTTCTGATTTTAATAATAGATCTGTTATTTATAACTACGGTGCTAAAGCACCTCCAGGTGAAATGGGTAACTGGTACAGTAATACAAATACTAATTTTAATAGAACAACTTGGATTGATTCATTAGTATATCCAAAACCTTATTCAACATCATATAATACTTCTAACACAGGAACATTTCCTGCAATTATAGGTGAAACAGGATTAGGACAAAGTGTGTTTTTTGAACATGAAATAGGTACAGATCAAATTAATCCTGATGGAAGCACAACAGCTTTACTTTCTTTTATACAATCATACAATTTTGCTTTACAAACAGATCAAGGTATTGGAGAATACTTTTTAGCTATGCGTAGATTTTTACCTAACTTCAAAGTTTTAACAGGTAATAATCAAGTAACAATATCGGTTTCTGACTACCCATCAGAAGATGCTGTAGCTACTACTTTAAGTCCCTTTACAATTACTTCATCTACGACTAAAGTAGATACAAGAGCAAGAGGTAGATACGCTAACGTAAAAATAGAAAATACAAGCACAGGTGAAGCATGGAGATTTGGTACGTTCCAAGCTGACCTACAACCAGATGGAAGAAGATAATGACAAAAGTAGTAGTAAGATTACCTGAACCTAAAAAAGAATATAGTGAAGATAATCAAAGACAAATTAACAGAGCGTTGACTAATATTATAGAACAATTAAAACAATTAAAAGTAGAATCTCAAAGATATACCTTCTTTGGATTAGGATAAAATGGCAAATATATATAAGAACCAAAAACAAGATTTAACAACTAACACAGTTACAACTTTATATACTGTAGCATCTAACTCTAGAGCTATTGTAAAATCTATATTAGTTTGTGATGACACAAACAATGGTAGTGATATTACAGTAGACTTATTTAATGGAGATCCAGCATCAGCTGATAAATTTACTATATTTAAAAATAAAGCTATAGCAGGTAATGCTACAGAACAATTATTAAATGAGCCTTTAATTATGCAAGAAAGTGAAGTATTACAAGTAACCGCTACAGATGCAAATAGATTGCACGTTGTAGCATCAATATTAGAAATCAACAGGGAGGACAGATAATGTCATTTGTAGAAACAGAAGCTTCAGTTAGATATGAGATAATTAACGGTAAAAAGGTACCTGTAATTACACCTAAATGTGAAGTCACTTTAACTAATACAGTAACGGGCCAAGAATATATGTCTGACGCAGAAGCATTGGCAGATGTACAAAATGTTAATACAGATACTAAGGCAGAGCATATAAAAAGAGACGTAAATATTACTGTAGAAGAGATAAAAATAGGCGCTGACTTTAATATCAGCGATTGACGAATGTATAAAAACCTAGTAAATTGTGAGATACTCGCCTATTTACAAGTGTTGCGTACTTGCTTTAACACCAACAATATAAAAAGAAACTATGGGATTATTCAAAAAAATAACCAGACCATTTAAAAAAGCAGCAGAAGTTGTAACTAAACCTTTTGCAAAGATTACTAATAAATTATTACCAAACGAATTAAGATTTTTAGCACCTTATGCAGCTGGTATTGGTACACTTATGTTACCACCAGGAATGGCACCATACTTAAGGGCAATGTCAGCAATGGGATTAAATACTGCTGGACAAATTGCAGCCGATGAAAGTGCAACTGGTGAAATAGATGATATAAATTTAATGTCTACAGCATTATCAGGTGGTCTTGGATATTTAGGCTCTCAAGACGTTACACAAGGGGGTGAATCAGGAATGGGAATTAGAGGTGGTGTTGAACGTGCAGGTGGAATGAATCCTGCCGAAGCTGCAGCTCGATTTGGTGAAGGAACTCCTCAAGCTTTAGAAGCAGCAGGTTCAGGAGGTGATTTAGGATTTTTACAAGGTGCAGAGAATGTAGGTAGAGAAGGAGTAGCAGCTTTATCAGATTTTGTACAAGGTAATAGACAAACATTATCAGATTTAGGAAGTAATCCAGGAAGTGTATTTAGTAGCGCAAATAAATTTAAAGGAGCAAGAGATGTAGGAAAAGCATTAGGCGCAACAACAACTTTAGGTACAGGTGACGTGGCTTACGAAGCGGCGATAGATGCACAAGATGCATATGAACGAGCAGATTTAGAAGAACAAAGACTAATCGACGAAACAACAACAGCTGACGAAGAAGAGAGAGCTAATCTACAAATGACATTTATGAGACAAGCAGATATACCGGAAGAAACCATTGAAGAAACTTTAGTAGTAAATGATTTAGGAGACTATTATGAACCACCTGTTCAAGTAGCAGCTCAAGGTGGAATCATTGGACTTAAAGAAGGTGGTATGTTAGACTTCGGCGGAAGAGAAATGGATTTAAGAACTGGTGGGTTTGTACCTATTGGTAAAAAAGAAAGAGCAGATGATGTACCTGCTAGACTTTCTAAAAATGAATTTGTAATGACTGCAGATGCAGTTAGAGCAGCAGGTGGTGGAAGCGTCAATGAAGGAGCAAAACGTATGTACGAAGTAATGAACAATTTAGAGGCTAGAGCATAATGGCAGTAGATCAAACACAAGTCTTACCGGCACCGGTACTAGAAGCAGCCTTAACGGCCTTTACACAAAAGTTACCTCCTTTAATGGGGCAACAAATTAATACGGCAGCATACGATCCACAAGTTGCAGCACAAACAGCTTTACAAACAGGAGCGTCACAAGCAGCAGCTGGTTTAGGATCTTTAGTTGGACCAGACGCATACCAACAATTTATGTCTCCTTACCAACAACAGGTAATGGATACAACATTATCAGAATTTGACAGACAACAAACAATAGGACAACAAGGTTTAAGAGATCAAGCTATACAAGCTGGAGCTTACGGTGGTGGTAGAGAAGGCGTAATGCAAGCTCAATATATGAATCAAGGTGCAGCCAACAGAGCACAACTACAAGCACAATTATTAAATCAAGGATTTATGCAATCGCAACAAGCAGCAGCACAAGACTTAGCGGCAAGACAAGGACTTGGACAATATCAACAAGCATTAGGTCAAGCTGATCAAGGATTTGCACAAGCTCAATTAGATGCTGGTACAATGGCAGCAAGAGAAGCAGAGTTTGAACCGTTTACAAGATTAGGTTTAGTTGGACAACAACTAGCACAAATACAACCAGGCGCATTCCCGACTACAACGATCGGGTATCAACAAAGCGCGGCACCAGCAAGTCCAATGGCTAGCTTCTTAGGAGGCGCAGCAGGAGCAGGCGGTGTACTAGGTAAGTTAGGAATATTTGGATAATGAGTAGAATTTTAAGAAGACCAATGTTTAGAGGTGG